AACTTTAAGGATATACTACCAGTCGAGATCAAGACAGTTGAGATAGAACGCCAAATTCCTATCCAACTACATCCTCGTCCTGTTGGACTGAATGACCTACATTTCTATGTAGTAACAGAAGACACCTTCGCATCTTTCAAGAGTAGATTCGAGAAAGAGAATGGCGACTTTCTATTCTATGCTATTAGTGTACGAGACTATGAGACACTGGCATTGAATATGGCTGAAATAAAGAGATTTATACAGCAGCAGAAACAGATTATTGTATACTATGAGAAGGCTGTTGCGCCTAAGAAGACTGTAAAACAGAAATGAATATAGACACACTAAGACAATTGTTGGAGCAAGATGAAGGCGTAAAGTACGAAGTGTACTTAGACCACCTCGAAAAAGCTACAACAGGAATTGGTCACTTAATTACACAGCAAGATGTTGAGTACTCTTATCTTGTCGGTGCTCCTGTATCGGAGGAACGAGTTGCTGAGTTATTCGAGCAAGATGTTAAGTCTTGCCTACAAGATTGTTATAAACTCCAGCCTAATTTTGATGAGCTACCAGAGCCAGTCCAACTAACTGTTGCTTCTCTAGCTTTCCAACTTGGACTACCTCGTTACAGCAAATTTAAAAAGCATCACGCCGCAATGGATCAAGAAGTTCCTGATTGGATTGAAGCTGCAAATCAACTTCGTGATAGTAAATTGTATCGACAGACACCGGAACGAACTGAGCGTCATGCTAAACGGTTAGAAGCTGCTTAGTCGGGGAATGGGTCGTACTCCCTCGCCGTTTCCTGCTGCGTACCGGCGAAACCCAGCCTCGAGGGGAAGACCGGCAAAACGTAGGTGAGGGCAAGGGCATCTGCCATATCAGGCGATGCGACGCCCCGGCTTTTTGCCGACTCTTTGCTCTCAAGTTTAATCTCATTCTTCAAGGTGTAGCCGTACTCGAGGCCGGTCAGGTCGGTGATCAGGTCTGCGTTGTCGGGCAGCCGGATGCCGTCAATGATCGCCTCCTTCAGATTGCCCCACATCTGCGCCCGCAAGTTTGAGTAGCCACGCTGCGTCGCCTTGCTCCCGAAGTTGATCTCGACGACGTCAAGGCCCAGCTGCCTGCACCTATCGACGACACCGCCACCTACTCCGCCGCCGTCGATGAAGACGGTGTCTGGGTTCTTATCCCGCGCGATCTCTACGACCTTGGCCGACAACTCCATCGTATCCATGCCTCGAAACGTATGCCATCCCTGGCTCTCTGCATCTCTGCCCTGACGCAGGCAGATCACTGACTGGTCGTCGCCAAATCTCGCGACGTCGACGCCCATAACCAACGGGTCGTGAGGCTGCACCGCAACCGCCAGGTTGATGCAGTCGCGTGCTGCCTCGCTCGGGATGAACTGCAGCTCGCCTGCTGAAGGGAACTCGCCCAGCACTCTGACCTTGACGAAGTCGCTGTCGATTCCATAATCGGTGATCCAGTTCTCGAAGACTCGCTTGTTCGTGATCTTCACGTCCCGGCTGTCGATGTGCCGGCGGTTGTATCGATGCCGAAACCTGCCGGCCATGTTCTCGTAAAAGCGGCCCGTGTTTCTCGTCGGGTTGCCGAAGTCGAACGTCATTGCCTCGCCGTCCGTCAGGCCGCCCTCGCGGACCTCGAAGATTTTATCTGGCACTGCTGATGCCTCGTCGAAGATGTAAAATGGTGTAGCAGCTGCCGAGTGCAGTCCGGCAAACGCCTCGCTGTTCTCCTCCCTGCAGGTTTGAGCATCGACCCGCCAGGTCTCTCTATGGTCGTTGTGGTACATATTCATCGAGCCGCCGCCCGCGTTCAGCGTCCACCAATGCTTCGTGATCCCCATGTGATGCCATTTGGCAAGCTCGGCCCACGTCTTAGTGCGGAGCTGCTCAGATGTATTGGCCGTCACTATGCCCTTGCTGTAGGGCCGGGTGTCCATGATCCAGCGGATCAGCCAAGCGGTGAGCGCCGACTTGCCGATGCCGTGCCCGCTCGCAGTGCTAAACTGTATAGGATCGACGGCGCGGTGTCCGTCGAAGCCCCGCCTGCTCACCTCAGTGCTAAGGTCGTTCAAGAAATCCCGCGCCCAGTCGTCAGGCCCCTCGAAGCCTTCGAGCTGCCCAGCTCCCCACGGATAGCTGAACAAAACGTGGCCGAGGGGATCGGCGTAGTACTTGCTGATCTCCTCAGCAAGCTCAAGATCTTGTGTCACAGGGGCTCGTAGTCCGAGGCGGTGTGCGCGACCGGGCTGTCAGGGGTGCTGCACTCAGCGTCCGGGTGATGTGGGTCGTCCGACGTGGAGAGCCGCTTAGCCCCACAGGCTGAGCACACGGCCATAGACCCGCTGCCTGGGAGCGGAGAGCCCCAACGGTGCGTCCGCGGACTGGAGTTAGGGTGACCAGCGCGGGCTGTATGATCGTTCATCGCAGCTTCTTCTTCTTTGGCGGCTTCTTCTTCTTTTCGTAAGCCATGACCTAAAATCCCAAACTGTTAGAGACAACACCTACTCTGTGCGACCGGCACGGCTGGCAGAACCGTTGGAATGGCCCCCGCATCAGCACGCTCGAGCCGCACAAGTTGCAATCCCGGCGCACCATATCCGGCGCTTCGGCGCGGTCCGCAGCAATCCCGGTGCGGACGTTCGCGTATCGGCTCTGCGCTGATTTTGCGGTCCTACCCAGCTGTACGGCAATATCTTGCCAACTCCAATTTTTATCTAGCAGGTCTCGAGTCAGCTTATCGTCGGCTTTGTTGTATCGCTTATAGCGGCTCATCGTTTGAGTCTCGACGCAAACTTTTTTAACCGATCCACTTGCCCGGCCGGCACCCAGACTTGTACTCGGCAGTAGCCGTCGGCGCGCAGCCTTCGCTCATACTCCGCTTGTCGTTCTGCACCGCTTTTCTTCGTCGCCATCTCCGTCATCCTCCCCGTCGTCTTGTTGCTATCTCTGCACCCACAGCCAGGTAGCCGCATCCGTCTATCCAATTGTCGGCTAGGCGGGGGCTGCTCTTCAGGCGAGCTAATTTCAAGAGCGCCATCATAATCGATACGTCAGTCGCTGTCACGCGGCAGCTCAGGTGCGTAGACCAATACTCCGCGATAGCGGAGAAGGTACTGTCCGCGTCTCCATGCGTTTCAGCCCGGTCCTGAGTGACGTACTTCTCGGCCGTTCGTAGGACTGATGCGCGGGTGGAGGGGAAGCCGAAGTCCTGCTGCTGAGTCATTGGCTGTCCTCCCACGACTTAACAGACTGCGACCCAGATTTTGGACCCCGAGATAGAGCTGACTTTTTGATGGTAGCCTGGGCGCTGCCGGCCGACCACGGCAGGGGGCTGCATACGATGGCGTGTACTGATGAGCCGAGCGATCGAGCCATCGTCTCGATGTCGTACATGCGTCGGACGCCGGTCGGCGTCGAGACGAGGTGGGTGGCTACGTTTTCAGGGCTGCGGCGTGTCCCCAAAAAGGGCGCACGCTGCGTTGCTGGCCTCACCCCCAGCAGCTCCAGCGCGTCGACGTCGGACCTCAGCGCATCGATCTCGGCGCACAGTATGCTGACGCGCCGGTTTAAAGTCGCTATCTCAAGACTCTTAAATAATGTCATAACTGTCCTCCTCCAGTTTTCCCCAGCTCGATCCTGAGCCGCCCTCGACCAGCCCAAAAATTGGGGCATTGGGAAATAGATCGAGGTATCCGTTTGTCATGTCGCGCTGCATCAGGTATCGGCAGCCCTGCGCGTCGGACGCTAAGCTCTCGTCGATGATCGCGTCGTGGATCGTCGAGATCATCCGGGTCTGTCGTTGCTCACCGTTTGCGCGCGCATGATCTAGCGTACTTTTATGGCGGATTAGCGCCCGCGCCATCACAGCGAGGGCGGCGCGTTGAACGGGGTAGTTTGCGCATTGCGGCAGCTCAGGATTTTTCCCCATGTAGATCGTACCGCCATCGACACAACGTATGTATCGTGTGCGGCTGGCCTCGGCCATCATCTTATTGCGGTAATTAAATGCCCTGCTGTACCGATTAGCCCAGAATGCAATGTACTCGGCGGCCTGCTCGACGGTCGTCCTCATATTGACGGCAAGGCCGGCGGCACCGCTGCCGTAGATTATGCCAAATGACACGCCCTTTGCCGCAGTGCGAGCCTTCTTACCTTCCGGCGTAGTCTTGTCGATGGCATGGCCGGCTATGACGGCGGCAACTTCGCTGTGTACGTCGCCGTCGACGGTGTCTTCAAGGAGCTGCGCGTCCTCGGACAGCAGGGCGAGCACGCGCAACTCGATGCTGCTGTAGTCTAGGCTGACGAGGAGGTGGCCTTGGGCTGCGATGAAAGACGACCTGACGCTAGTAGCCTCCCCCAGCAATTCGTTGTCACGCGGTATCTGCTGTAAATTGGGACCAGAGCACGAGAACCTGCCGGTCTTTGCCGCCGCGATGTTGTATCGTGCGCGCACCCGCTTGTCCGGCGAGGCGTGAGCCTTGGTTAGCAAGCTATCCCCAAAGCTGGAAATGTACTTGCTGACCTTCTTATAGGCCGCGAGGGCGTCGAGGACCGCCGTCAGCGGGTTGCCGGGGTGTCCTACCTCAAACTGTGCGGCAACGCTGCGTAGCACCTCCCCTGACATTGATAGCTGGCCGGTCTTTTCCGTGCGGGGCCAGCTATCGACGACGTGGTCTGGTAGTATCCGGCCAAAATAATCTGACCACTGAGCATCGCTGCGGATGTTTGCCACATCGCCCGACAGGACCGTCTCGGCAATCTCCGCAACCTGCATGTGCTGGATGCGCTTCCACTCGCCGATCAGGCGGTCATGCCTGTGAGTATCGAGGAGCATCCCTGCCTCCTCCATCTCGATGACCGGCGGCACCATGTCGTCGAACATCTGCCACGCTCGCAAATGATCCTGATCTGCGCGGTCGTACCAATGCTGGAACAAGTCCCACGTCTCAAGCGCGTCGTTGTATGCGTACTCGAGCTGGCTCTCTGTCAGGTCCGGGTCCGACCAGTTGCTGTCCTGCTCGGTCTTATCCATCTCGCGTCCTAGATCCCACGCGATAAGCTGCTTCAGGGCGAACTGCCCGCCGCCCATAATAGCGCGCCGCAAATATCCGACGTCCCGGCAGACAACATCAGGCGAGCCTGCGTCGATAAACCAGCGCAGCTCAAACCCGGCGTTAAATACAATCCACTGACCCTTCTCAAACATCGAGGCGCAAGCTCGGAAGCCTCCGGGGATAGGGTCGAAGTCTACCAGCGCGCCGTGTCGTCCGTTGAACAGAGAGACAAGGCGGACCTTGCCGTCTTCCGGTCGCAGCGACGTAGTCTCGAAGTCGAGCGCGCACATCCCGTCGTTAACGAGGACGAGGTAGTCGGCGAGGTCTTGGCGTGTGGTGATTAAATTCATGGTGGTGCCCCCCGGAGCTGTTAACTCCGGGGGCCTTTCCTTACTTCTTCGCGACTTTTTTAACAGTCACGCCTGACACTAAATCGTCGAGCGTAAGTCCGCCACTGGCGTAAGCACCGGCGCTTTCTCTCGTTACCCAGACCTCGACGACAAACTTTGGCTTCCAGTTCTTGGCGCCTTGCGCTGTAAACTGTTGCCTGTCGAAATGGATCACAGGTATTTGCGGCTCGCCACGGCTCGCTCGATCTTTGATCTCATTATGAAGATCGGTGATCGAGTTTTTGGCGCTGATCGAGTTCGAGCTGAATTTAATCTGCGTCATCTCATTGTCTAAGGCGACGCAACCCAAACCAAGAAGAGTAGACCAGCCCTCACCCATCGCGGAGTTGTACGGCCCGTGATCCTTCAGATCGCTTTCAAGCACGGCGCTGCCGTGGTCTAGGTAGTTCCACTCG